TGAACTTGGAAAACAACATCTCCAGTCAATCCCTCCAGGTTTCGCGCTCCAAGTTGAGCACCGATATCTGCAGGCTTAAACATTTCGGAAATTCCGTTATCAACTTTTCCTACTGCGCCTCCAAAAGCAGTCGCGTTGGCATTAGTACCATCGATAGCGAGTGCAGCACGTTGAGTCACAAATGATGGGATGCAGATACCTCCTGCAACGTTCACCTTTGCATTTTGAAACTCGTTACGAGCCTCTTGGTTCATTTCTGCTTCGAGACCAGTCAAGCGGCCCTGAGCAGCTTCCTTTACCATTTTGCCGAAGCTAAATTGCTTGGCAGCACGAGCCTCTGTATCGCCGAGGCCCTGAACGAGTGCCGGAGCACTATTCTTGTTTTGCTTTTCCATAGTGGAATTTTTGTTTTGTGATTTATTATGTCGAGCCTCGGTTGGCTCAGTATTATACGCTTGTGAGTAAGGGTGAGGCAGAATAGCTGGGTCAATTAATTCGTCTACCCGCTCTTCTTGTTCCTCTTCCTCCTCTTCTTCTTTTTCTTCTTCTTCGTCCTCGTCCTCCTCTTCTTCCATGCGCTCCTCTTCCTCTTCTTCTTCCTCCTCTTCGTAGTGACCAGGACGCTCTTCAGGCTTCTCCTCTTCTTCCTCTTCCATGTAGCCTTTTTCCTCTTCCTCTTCGTCGAGCTTGCGCAACTCCTCTTCTACCTCCTCGTCGAGGAAGGCTTCCATGGATCGCAACGCAACCTCTGTGGTTGGGTACGCGCCTTGAGTAGTTGGAGACACATCGTACAACGTCTCAACTTCGTTAATCGTGCGCAGGTTTACGCCGTCGTCGCGACGCTCCCATGTGTCGTCAGCGATGGTGAATCCAAAGCTAGAAGTAGAAACATTGCCCGTGCGAATGTTTTCGGCCAAGTCCTTAGCGTAGGACTGGTTGCCCAGCTCGAATCGGTACTTGAGACCCTTGTCATCGACTTCCAGTTCTAAGCCGCGACCGACACGGGCCAATGGCATATTCCAGTCGTGGTTGAACAAGGCCACGGTATTACCCATATCGGCTTTGTCAAACGCACCACGAGCAATACGCTCGGCAAACCTTCCGCCAATAACGGTTTCATCCTCGAAACGAGCGGCATAGCCCTCAACGATGACGTTGCCGTTCTCTGCTGAACGGACCTCAAAGTCGGAGCTTAGTGATCGCTTTTCTAAGTTTTCCATTATTGGTTTTCTATTTTGTTAATAGTCTTTTCACACCAGCTCTTCATGCTGTCGCCACCCCAGGCAGCATACATGATAGAGCCGCAGATATCCTTTCCCTTGTCGTCTGTAAACTTGCCCTGATCGTAAGTCTTGGCACGCGACAAAAAAGAGAAGGTGCGCTTAATTGTCGACAGGGTCAACTTTTGGCCCGTAGATAACTGCCGAGCACGAGTCCAGCCCACGCTGGTCCCGCAGCTCGTACCCTTCTCTTCCTTGTGCTTCAAGGCAGCTTTAGCGCGGTTCTTGGCCGCTTGTGGATATCCGCCGTAAGTCTTAGCCATTACGACAAGTTGTGAGCAGTGAGATTCGTCAGTGCTCCGGCTGCGTTTGTAGTGGATACTCCGATCTTGTAGGCAAGGACATCCTTTCCAGACCGTTCGTTCCAAGGACCGCTGCTAGCAACCCCGTCGTTTGTAGTTGTAGCACTGGTGGAGAGGGCCGCATTTAGCGAACCCGAACCAGAGGCTTTGATGTATTTGATTGCATCTGGAGCACCAGGAAGCGCTGCGTCAAAGGCGGCAAGGAAAGCCGTCTTAGCGGCAGCAGCTGAGGCTGCGCCCGCTTCGGTGTGCTTAAAAGTCCAGACATTACGACCTGGCACTTCATAATTCTTTTCGCCTACCGCTTGAACATTGTGCTTCTCGCGGCAGCTATATACTTCTAGGTGGTAGTAGTAGTCAGCCATTGTTATTGATTATCTTCTTCTAGGTCCATCATGGCTTGGTTGTCCACTTCGTCAGCGCCCTGTTGATTCCCTTGAGAAGCCACAGAAGCGGCGTAGTCAGCCATAGAAGAAAGCGGTATTTGATTAAGTTGAATGTGATGGTTGTCACCTCCTTGAACAGGCGCCAGCCCCTCTTTACTGCGCACCTCGTTGATCGAAAGAACTCCATCAGAGAGGAGGGAATGATAGTAACTCGCGCGTGAGGCGGAGTCGGCACGTAGGAGGGAGTCAACATCGAACCTGCATGAAAGCTCGTCGTTGTTTCGTAGGACTTTGCGCTCGACTTCAAGCTCGATTCGGCGCACCCAGGGCAGAATTGTCCCTTGCGAAAATTGCAGTGTTTGTTGCTCATAGTTGTCATAAGATGAGTTGCCTTCCATGCCGATGATGGCAGGCGGCACAGAGAAGAATCGTGCGATTTCTTCAGCTGTGTACTTCTTAACTTCTAGGAACTGAAGTTGCTCCAAAGGCACAGAGAGCGGCTGGTAAGCAAAGCCACCCCCCAAGATAGCGACCTTATGAGCATTTTTCTTGCCCATAAATTCCTGCTTCCAGCGCTCACTGGCCTCCCTCATCTGCTCGATTGTTAGCGGCTCTTTTGTAGTTAGTATGCCGCCGAGCATCCCGCCGTTTTCAAAGAACGTACTGCCGAAATTTTGTATCGACTTGGCGGTGTTGAGGTTTTGGAGTTGAATGTTAGTTGGATTCTTCCCACGGAATGCTTTGATTTCCAGAATCTCTTCCTGTGGGATAGGCGATGGCGCACCAGTGTAGTAGTACCAACGAGAACCGTCAGCCTCTACTTTTGATTGCACCTCCGTGGCGGGCAGCCAGTACATCTCGTCGTCTAAGATAAGCGCCGTGCCGATGCCGTAGAGCAATGCGTCGCTCACGACCATCTGCCAGAACTCATAGGCACCCATCATAGGGTTTGGTTCTACCGACATAAGTCGAGTAGCAGGGTGGTCTGGCATAGGACGGCGAATACCGTCTTTGTCTACGCGCTCAACCGTAACTCCCATGGAGGCAATCGTGTCTGCAATCTTGCTGACACAAGCATACACAGCCGAAAGCGTCAGCGTGTCTACGCCAGAAGCCAGGGTCGTGTCGCTCACAATGGTGCTCAACCATCCTGTGTGGGCCTGGGTAGGAAAGATGGGCGCTTGCTGGCGCTCCTCCTCCTTGTTCAGGCCGAAAATACGTTGAAATAGATTGCGTTCTTTGGGCATCAGCGCGAAAGTACTACACTAGACACGCTACTAGACGAATTTTTTGCTACGTTCCAACAACAGACATAAAGAACTCAAAATCTGGTGGAGTCTCCTCCTCCTCAAATGTAAGCATCTCGCCTATCGCCATGATCGCAGCAACCACCCCGTCAATCTTATCTCCAGACTTGGATTTGTCCACCTTGATGTTGCCGCTGGGGTCTAGCTTCAGGTGCACGTTGGTCATCATCCAGCGCAGAACCTCATCGCCACCGTGGTGCAGCTTTCCTTCTAGCGCAAGCTTCTCGTAAAACTTAGACGGGAACGACATAGACGCATAGCCCTGGCCGAACGGGTCGCACGCAACACCGTCACCATCCAGGTCTCGAATCAAGCTCAAGGAGTTCCAGCGGTCATACGCCACGCCCTTGATGTTGTACTTCTCCGATAGATTATCTGGATCGTACTGCACCTTGCCGTCCATGACGTAGTGGCCGCTGATCATGCGGCGAATCACATTGTAGTCCGTTACATTACCCGGAGTCACAATTACGTTGTCATACTCCTCTATGTGAGCGTAGATGTGCGTCTCGTCTTTTTCCAGTCGGCGCTGCACCGCTCGTTCTGGGAGGAAGTAGTAATTGGATATCTGGACTCCCTGGTCGGGGTCGCCAACAGCCACGCTGAACGCAGTCATGTCATCCGTGGCCGCGAGGTCCAGCCCGATGTACGCGTCCAGTTTCTCTTCGTCCGCGTTAAATGGCTGCTTGAGGTTACCCTCAGCCATCCATAGGTCATCCTCTATCCATATATCTTGCGCACCGACAAAAAGGTTGCAGTGCTTGACCATGAATTCGGTGATCGTGCGACCGCCGTACAGCTTCGCGTTGTTGCACTGCTTGTGCAAGTAGTCCATAGAGATAGAGGCGTCCAAGCCAGGGTTTGCTTTCTTCCACGCTTCGGGGTCATCCCACTCGTCACCGTCGTCTTTGTCTATCTCGTAGCACAAAAACAGCAGGTTGTCGTTCTTCACAGTGCCGTCTAGCACCTTTTTGCCACCGTTTACGAACTCAGTAGCCACTCCGTCCAGCACGAAGCCAGCGGTGGAGATGGCGAGCATAAGCGGCGACTTACGGGAACCCATGGACGAGGCGAGTACGCGATACAGTTCACCGTCCTTCATCGCGTGCATCTCGTCGACACATCCTATATTCAAGCTCAGGCCGTCCAAAGTGTTGGCATCGGACGAAAGTGGCTTGATTATGCAGTCTTTTGGGCCGTGAATCTCCTGTCTATTGGCCGTAAACCGCTTCGTCAGGGGAGGCGAGCGCTTGACGCATCGGCGTATCTCGTCGAACACCTCCTTCGCCTGATCGCGTTTCGTGGCCGCCGTCACGAACTGACCAGCACCGTCATCGTCGAGGACAGCCATCGCCAGTATGATGGCCGCTGCGAGCTGAGACTTGCCAGATTTACGCGCAACAAAGAAGTGTGCTGTGGTAAAACGCCGCTTTTTGACGTCATCCTTGTGTACCCAGCCGAAAAGCTGACCTATGAACGCCACCTGCCACGGAGACAGCACGAACGGTCGGCCAGCCCACTCTCCACGCGTATGGACGCACACGGTTTCTATGAACGCTACGTACTTGGCCGCAACGTCCAGGTCGAACACCCACGGGAAATCCTCGTCACCTTGACGCTCTAAGTCGTTGGTAAAGCGCTCATACGCCTTTATTACGTACTTTCCAGCAATAATAGACCCATCGAGCACTCCCTCGACGTAGTCCCACATCCTGTTGAGTCGCTCTACGTTACTAGACAAGGTCGTCGATTTCGTCCCCCTCAGCACGCTTGCTGTTGGCAGCAGCGGCGTTCACTGCGGCGCCCATCATGCGAGCGCGGTCCATAGGCGAAAGGCCCAGCTTGGCCGATAACTTGCTTACTTCGCCCTGAACCTTTGACAATGCAGTCATTTTACCGCTCACATTGGACGATCCGTTCTCATAAACCTGCACAATATCGTCAACTGTCTGGATTTCGCGCGACAGCATCACGAACATGGACAGGTTCTTGGCGAGCATGGTAATCGTCACTACGTCCACGCTTTCCAGCAACCCGGTCTCATCGAGGTAGTCCAGCACCATGGTGAACATGCGCTCGCCCTCGTGGTCCAGGCTTACGATTGGCTTGAGTTCTGATAGCTTTTTAGCGTCAGAACGCACCACTTTAGCCACCTCTTCCTTCGCAGGGGCGGTAGCTTCTCGCATCTTCTGGAGTAACGTGTTTTTGTTCGCCATGATTACTTGCCCTGACCTCGGTACTTCTTTTTGTAGTTCTTGGACCGCTTGTGCGATGAGGTCTTAGTCTTGGCATGTACGCCTGGACGCGACACGAATCGCTCTTGCTTCACTGGTGTTGCTATCTTCTTAGCCATTAGTAAACGCTGTAGTATGTGTTCAAGTTAGAAAGAATAGCAGAGCGCTCAGAGGACTTGTCACCGTCAAGCATGATGATTTCTTGTACGTTACCAGCAAAAGAATACGCTTGATTGTTCCATGCGTTGAGGATTCTATCAGTCTTCATGGCTCCATTCCTTGTGTAAGATTGAGTGGCGGTAACATCGTTTCTCTGAGCCGTATTTACATCAGACCCATCTCTCCTAACATTAAAGATGAATTGTCCCATCTGATACCAAAATGTATTGGCGTTGGAGTCGCCAAAACCAGCAAAGTTATTGTACTCTCCATTGTTTACCTCTATCCTCATTCTGTAATCATTAAGCCAAACCCTGCAATCATTTCCAGTTTGAGTACCCCAAATCATACCGTGATTGTTATCATTTAGGGTTTTTTGAGCTACAAAAAACAAATCATACTCATTAGAAGCGCTGAACTGCTCATCCATCACCATCCCTGCATCAATAGTCTCCAGGCATGGCTTACCGTTATCTGTAATGACAGACCCAGCAGACACAATCTGCGGCTTTCTGCTTGAGTACGAAGTGCTGCTCTCCCATGTTGCGTCATTACCATCGCCAGTGGAGCCGCCTTTGGCTTGATCGTACCACTTCACTAGGTACCCATCGCCGCTACCACAGTGAGTCAAAAGGGCTGTAGTGTCGAGTTCGTAATTAGAGTCAAACCCTATATCAGCCTCTACGTCGCTATCGTTTACAACCCTTATGGCCGCGCCATCATAGTTGTGATTAAGCAATCGAAGACTGTAGGCCACGGATGTACCTCCAAACCCGTCTGCGTCTCCGCTAAAAAAGCCTGATGAACTAAGGTAGTTAGAGATAACGATTTTGGTTGAAAGAGGAGGCGTACCAGTAGACTGAGCATTTAAAAGGGTGTCAGTAGACTGAGATATGGAAGACTCAAGACTGGTGGACGTGTAGGCTGTCCCCTGTGTCCAATCAGCTGCTGTATCTGGGTCCGCGAAAGCCTTATCAGAATAGTAGCTCGTTCTAGTTAGAGTTTGGCCTGAGGCTGGAAGAGAACCAATCTGTCTTTGAAACTGTCCTTGCCCGTCAGCCCTGGCCGTGAAGTAGTATTCAATATCCTCTGTGGCTCCCGTCACCTTTGACTCGGCTTCAGAGTCAAATCTTCCAATATAGTAAGTATCCTGATCAGTCTTAATAATTCCGTCAACACTTGGAAAAAGGAGCGTCTTTCTTGCTCCGTCCAGATAATCAGCGCTTGGCCTCAAAAGAACGCCATTGCCACCGCTGTGGCCTGTGGCAAAAAGTATGCCCTGCCGTGTACCTCCTCTTACGTTAAAGTAACCGTTAGCAGCGTAAAGGTAGGTAGCATTAATGCTCCCCATGTTTGTCTGCCCCCCCAAAGAGCTATTGTTTCCTGTCTGAATGGCCCCAGAGAACGCAGCGCTAACGCCAGAGATAGAAGATGTATAAATTTTTGGGATGTAAGCCCGATCAGCAGTAAAGGTCCCATCAGATGAAGGCTCAACAGCTTTAGTATCAAACCTATAAACCCTGTTGTTTGAATCCCCTACAATAAAAGCATACTCTGAGTTGCTGGCATTGTAGTATATATCTTCGTATGCTGTGTCTGGTTCGCCAATCGACTGATACCCTAAAAAGTTTACCGTACTTATATCCCAGGCAGTGGAGAGTTCAAACTCCTGTATGTTTTCCAAGTGATCGACAACGTACATCTTTAGCCCGTCATCGCTAATAGTTAACCCCCTGGGCTCTGAGTTTACATTGACATCATGAGTTACATAGGAACTACCAGTCCTGGAAGCTGTTGTTATGTCCCAGGCGGTTGTAAGGCTGTATTCGTGTATTTGATCACCAGAATTAGTGCCACCATACATTTTCGTGCCATCTGTTTTAAAATACAGCGACAGAATTTGAGTTCCAGAGTCATAGAAGGAGTCGTTATTGTTGTAAAAAACGGTCCATGAAGAGGCAGAGATATCCCAGGCCGTACTCATCGTCGCCATGTACACCCTCCTGTTGTTTGTGCAAGCCCAGAAGAATTTACTTCCATCAGGGGATATATAACAACACTGTGGCGTAGGAGAAAGGTATTGACTCTGCGTAAATGTAGCTGTGCTTGGGTCCCAGGCGGTAGAAAGCGAATATTCTTTTACATCATCGCTTCCTCCACCAACGATATACATTTTTGTTCCGTCTGACTTGAAGTAAAGCCCAAGCGGATTGGCTTGACCATGATCATCGCTGTCATAAAACTTTCCGTCATAAAACCAATAGTTCACTGAACTGAGCTCCGTAAACGAAGATATATCACCTGGCTGCCACTCGCTATTCGTGTTGTTCCACACCAAAGCCTGGCCGTCAGTAGGTGCTACCGTAGTGGTGTCTACGTCGGTAAGGTCGCCTATCGATTGAGCTAAAGTCAAGTCTTCGTTAACCCACTTGCTAGACCCTGAGTCGTACCGTAATATCTGATTATCGGCTAGAGACGAAATCTGGGTGTCAAACAACTCAAAAATTGTGTCAATCGCAGGCGGAGGCGCTCCTCCTGTATTGCCACTCGTGCCGTACAGAGTTGCGAAGTATAGCTGGCCGCTGCCGTCCGTCTTTAAAAAGTAATCTGTACCGCCGTCAGTAGT